TGTCGAAAAAAAAGATTGACTGAACTGGTTGTACGGATACGCTACTCCCGCAAAATCGATCTCAAGGAGGGAAAAATGAGCCACAGACTGAATACCGGAGACTGCATTGCTTGGCTTCGGACTCTGCCAGAATCGAGCGTCCACTGCTGCGTGACTTCGCCGCCGTACTGGGGCCTGCGTGACTACGGACACGACGGACAGTTTGGTCTTGAGGCCACACCGGAAGCCTACGTCGCCCGCATGGTGGAGGTGTTCCGCGAGGTGCGGCGAGTGCTTCGTGATGATGGGACTTGCTGGGTGAATCTTGGCGACTCGTACTACGCCGGAGGGTGGGAGTGCAGGAGAGTAAACGCCGTTGGAAATGGAAGTATGCCGCCAGAGCAGAGAAAAAGCGGCATTGCTACCAAGATCGACGGACTGAAGGCCAAAGACCTCGTCGGCATCCCATGGCGAGTCGCCTTAGCCTTGCAGGCTGACGGCTGGTGGCTGCGGCAGGACATCATTTGGCACAAGCCGAACCCGATGCCAGAGAGCGTGCGAGACCGCTGCACGAAAGCGCATGAATACGTTTTCCTGCTCACCAAGAGCGACAAGTATTTCTATGACGCCGATGCGGTGAGCGAGGCGAGCGTCGAGATGTCTCGTCCGCAGTCAGAGAAGAGGCGATTGCAGCGAATGAACCGAGGCGTTGTCACGGCGGGCCGATTCGGACAAACAAGCAAGGGCGTCGATTCCGGAGAGGAGCCAACGCATGTGATGCGATCCGGAGAAAGACGCAACCGCCGCTCCGTCTGGACCGTCACGACGAAGCCGTTCCGAGGAGCGCATTTTGCCGTGATGCCTCCGGACCTAGCCGAGTTGTGCATCAAGGCTGGCACAAGCGAAGAGGGGTGCTGCGATCGGTGCGGCGACCCGTGGAGCAAAGACAAGAAGTGCCGATGCGAAGGAAGTTCTCCGACGCCATGCACCGTTATGGACCCGTTCGCAGGCTCCGGCACGACGATGGCGGTTGCCGCAAGTCTTGGCCGCAGCAGTGTGGGGTGCGAACTCAATCCCGAGTACATCAAGATCGCGCAGGCGAGGATCGGTGCTGCCGTCGAAAAGGCCGGGCTTTTTGCATGAGCATCCTCGAAGAACTCCGCGAAGCACACCCCGAGGCCCTGCTGGCTGACGGGCTCGAAGACGCACTCATCGGCTACACGATCAACACGCACGTCGCGGTCTACTCCGCGCAGAAGTGTGTCGAGGTACTCGTGCGGCGAGGCGGCCGAGTGGCTGTCGAAAAAAAGGATTGACTGAACGGGTTGTACGGATACGCTTCTTGCCATGTGGCCCTGGAGCAGGAACGCCATTGTCTTGGAACTCCGCAGGATCGCGTTTCGGATGCGCCGTCCCTATGCGGTGCGCATAACCCTCATCCGAAAGGAAAGTGGATTTATGGCCCTTGTCTATTCAGTCACGGCAGCCCCCGTCGTCGACTCTGACGTTTTCGCTCGCCGCTTGGTCGTTACGGTAAACGGCGAGAACGTAAGCAGCACTGACCACCCCGCCGAGGTGACGTCGTTCGGCGAAGTGGCCGTGCCGCAGGATTCGCAAGTAGTCCTGACGCTCGTCGACATTGACGATGCGGGCAACTCTAGCGAGCCGTCGGTTGTCGAGTTCACGGCTACGGACACGATCGCTCCTGCGAAGCCAGGGTCGTTCGGCGTCACTCTTGTTCGCGAAGAGTAAGCCTCTCGCGGGGGGCAAAAAATGATGCACGACATCATTCACGGCGACGCAACGGACGTCCTCTGCGGCATGGATGCCCAGAGCGTCCATTGCGTTGTCACGAGCCCGCCGTACTACGCCCAGCGGTCGTACCTGGGCGAGACGGACCCGCTCAAGCCGCAGGAGATCGGCCTCAAAGGCGGCGAGTACATCGCGGACCTCGTGGCCGTGTTCCACGAGGTCAAGCGGGTGCTTCGCGACGACGGCACGCTGTGGCTGAATCTCGGCGACGTCTACGAGAACGGCGAACTGCTCGGCCTGCCGTGGATGGTCGCCCGTTTGCTCCAGTCGGACGGCTGGATGCTTCGCCAGGACATCGTGTGGGCCAAGCCGAGCCCGATGCCCGAGAGCGTCTCTGACCGCTGCACACGGGCCCACGAGTACGTGTTCATGTTCACCAAGTCTCGCGACTACTTCTACGACGCCGAGGCGATCAAAGAAGAGTCTGGCTCGTCGCCGACGGGCAAGAACCGCCGCAGCGTCTGGCGGATCGCGTCGACGCCGTACGCCGGGGCCCACTTCGCCACGATGCCGACGACCCTGGCGGAACTGTGCATCCAGGCTGGCACGAGCGAGTACGGTGCCTGCTCGTCCTGCGGGACTCCGTACGAGCGGCAGATCGAGAAGCGGAAGATCACTCGCAAGCGGCCAAACCAGTACGTGAAGCGAACGGGCTCGAAGGGCACGGGCAACTCGTGCGCCAACACGGTGGCTGGCGTCGAGACCAAGACCATCGGCTGGAGCCCTGACTGCTCGTGCGTGGCGTGGGTCCAGCCGTGCGTCGTGCTTGATCCGTTCGCCGGAAGCGGCACGACGCTGGCCGTGGCTAAGGAACTTGGCCGCAGCGGTGTGGGCATCGAACTCAACGCTGAGTACGTGGAGTTGGCGAGGAAGAGGGTAGCCCAGACTTCCGAGAGGATGCCATGAGCGGCACATCAACATCACAGTCTGATGGACTGAAGCAGAGGTGGTGGAACTGGCATCGAGAGAATCCCCATGTATATGCGCTTTTCGAGAGATTTACCTTTGAGGCTATTCGCCTAGGGCACAAAAGACTGAGTGCTTGGCTGATCGTAAACAGAATCCGATGGGAGACGTCTGTTGTCACAAGCGGCGGGGACTTCAAGATCAGCAACGACTTCATCGCATATTACGCGAGGCTGTTCATGCACAACCATCCTCAGTACTTGGGGTTTTTCAAAACCAAGGCACTAAAACGCTGACTTGGAATCAACATGAACCCCATCATCACGCTCACACCCTGGGAGTACGAGCGAGCCTTCGCCGTGGGCATCGGCCGCTTCACGGCAAACTGGGGCGTCGGTGACGCTGAGTACTACGACCGTAGCCTCATGGAAGAGGACCGAAACGCCCAGCCTGCCGCAGCGATCTGCGAACTCGCCGTTTCCAAGTACACCGGCAAGTACTGGCACGCTGGCGTTTGGAGCCGTGGAGACCACTCCAAGTACAAGCATCTGGCAGACGTCGGCGACGACATCGAGGTCCGCCGCGTACGGACAAGAAACGCCGTCAAGGTCCGCAGCAAGGACGCCGGGAAGATCGTGTGGGCCGCCAGGACGGCCGACTCCGAGTACAAGACCGTCGAGATTCTCGGATTCATCTCGGCTGACGAGGTCATCAAGTCTCTCGTCGGCACGTATCAGTCAGAGAAGTACGTGGAACTCGACTGCCTGTGCCGTCCGTGGATCGGCGTCGATGAGGTGATCTCCGCATGACCAGCGACGACATCATCGAGACCCTGTCGGACCTGAATCCCGAGGCCCTACTCGCCGACGGATTCGAGCAGGCCCTGGTCGGCTACACGGCCAACTACCACCACCCACACGTCGCCGTGTACAGCGCGAAGAAGTGCATCGCGATCCTCGTCAAGCGTGACGGCATGACCGAGGACGAGGCCGAGGAGTTCTTCTCCCTCAACACGCTCGGCGCCTATGTCGGCGAGAGCGGCCCGCTGTTCGCTTGGATGTGAGTCATTCGCGGAGGGGAAACCCGCGAGAGACTGTTTCGTGCCTTGGATCGTGTACGAGACCCGCTGCTTGGTCAGCGGAAAAATCTACATCGGCGTCCACAAGCAGGACGGCGACGAGTTCGACGGATACCTCGGCAGCGGAACGCTGATCACAGCCGCTGTCGAGAAGCACGGACGGGATAACTTCCGTAGACAGACTCTCTTCGCGTTTGAGTCTGAACGAGATGCCTACGCCAAAGAGGCAGAACTCGTGGGCCGGGAGTGGGTCGATTCGACGTGGACATACAACATCAAAGAGGGCGGCATAGGGGGCGTCGGCTTCTCGATGCCAGAGGAGGCTCGCGAGAAAATCCGAGAGTACAGAACGGGAAGGCCGCACAGCGAAGAGACGAAGGAGAAGATTCGCCAGCATCGGGCCAAGATCGCGTTTCGCCACACTTCGGAGTCTCGGGCAAAGATGTCGGCCTCCAGAAAGGGCATTCCCCATTCAGAAGAGCGAAAGCAGAGGATCAGCGATGGCATGAAGCGGTCTTGGCAACTGCGGAGGGCTCCGTAGCCATGCCACTAGAGACAACGATCACCAAGTCCATCGTCAAGTCCGCCAAGGCCAGCGGCTGGTGGACGTTCAAGATCGCCGGAGGTGCGTTCCAGCGGGCCGGTGTTCCGGACTTGCTCTGCATCAAGGGCGGACGGGCTGTGTTTTTAGAGGTCAAACAGCCTGGCAAGAAGCCGACGCCGCTTCAGCAGCACGTCATGCAAGAGATTCGTGAACAAGGCGGCGCAGTTGCCGAAGTTGTCACGAGCAAAGAACAAGCCCAGAAGGTGCTAGACGCAGCATGGGAAGCATAACTTCACGAAAAAACTGGCCTCCAGAGCCAGAGAAGCCGTCGCCGAAGCCTGTCTACGAGTTGGTTCTCGTGGACGGCGTTTGGCGGAAAGTCCTCAAACCCAAGGGAAGAAGAGATGATCGCCGCCAGAAGGCCGGAAGACGGTAGCGTGTACCGCGAGTTGCTGATCGTCAACCCAAACGCCCTCGTCGCCAAGGGTATTTCGGAGGCCTACATCGGCCACTCGTCTGGCGCCAGGCCGGTCGCCGTCTACGACTACGAGACATGCGTCGCAGTTGTCATGGCCGACAAGAGCATGTCCTACGAGCAGGCCGTTGACTATCTCAGCGAACGCATCGTGCCAGACTTCGTTGGACAAGACTTGCCGATCTTCGTGGTCGCGACGAACTAAAAAACTCCATTGACACAGAGAAGTATGGAAGCCATAACCACCACCGTTGGAATGCTCGCAGACCTCGATGCAAGAACGATCGTCGCGAGCCTGACCAAGCACGGAAGCGAGTTTCAGCGAGAGGTTCAAAGTCGACGCGGGTCGACGACACCGATCGCGATTGTGCGGGACGGATCATGGAGGATCGTGTCGTGGGCAGCAACGCACGAGTGGCGGTCGCAGCAAACCCTCGAAGGGTTTACGCTCGACTCGCATCGCCGTCGCGGGCTCTCTCGCGTGGCCGCCGCGATGCTGGTCGCGGACGGCTCGATCAACCCGCAACTGCCGCTGGCTGTGTTCGCGCCGCACTGCGTCGAGATTGCACGCAGCGTTGGGTGCCGGGACGTTCGCCTCTACGAACGTCGCGGTGACGGATGGTTCCTAAACTCGTAACGTGAGGCATTTGTATGGACACGAGAACCGCGATCTTCATCATCCTGACCATGCTCGCCGCGTCGGCCGCCGCCGCCGAGCCGACCCCGGCCGACGGGACATGCAGCGTCCTCACTGCTGGCGAGGCGCAGGTCGTCGAGAAGACTAACGAAGCACGCATCGAGAGCGGGGTGCATGAACTCGTCGTCGACTGCCGCCTCATGTCGTCGGCACGTCGGCACGCACGACGGATGGCTCGCGAAATGGCGCTGCGGCACAGCAGCGACCGCGTCGCCGAGAACGTCGCCGCCGGTCAGCCGACGGCGGCTGATGCCGTTGTGGTCTGGCTCGCGTCGCCAGGGCACCGCGCAAACATTCTGAACCATGGCTACCGACGTGTCGGCGTGGCCGGGTTCATCGGACCTGACGGACGAGCGTACTGGGTGCAGCAGTTCGCTCCGTGACAAGCCCCTCCGGTGGTCCCGCCCGGCGAGCCAGGCTCTGCCGAACTCGCCGGGTGGGCCATTTGACCGACATCACCCATCAAAGCAAAGGAGAGCCGACGATGATTGACAAGGACAAACTCGCCGAAGTCTGGACGACCATGAAGGTCAACGACATCGCAGAGAAGTACGAGATGACCGCGCAGTCTGTCTATGCGCTCGCTCGCCGCTGCGGCCTGCCGAGCAGGCTCGACCTCGCCGGATTGAATGACGGCCCCGGCGAGGACGATCCCACTCCTGAGCAGATCGAAGAGCGGACTAAAGCCATTCGCGAGTCTTGGCCCGACGGTGAACACGAGCGTCGAGCGTCGTATCAGCGTCGTGTTCGCTACGAGTTTCCACGCATCGAGACGTCAGCCTTCTTCGGAACGGCCGAGGCTGCGTCGTACTCAAGGATATAGCCTGTGCCCATCGAAGAGACTTGGCTCGTTGATCCAGTCGGGTGCGCGATCGCGAAACTCCCTGGGCGAAAACTCGCCCTCGACATCGGCGCAAACCGAGGAGACTGGTCTCGCGAATTGGCTTTTGCGTTTGATCGCGTGATTGCCGTCGAGCCTGACGAACGGAATCCGCTGGCCCAGAACGTGGCCGGAAACGTCGAGGTCGTGACGGCAGCGGCCTGGAAGTCAGACGGCTTCGTGACTCTCTACATGCGGCCGAGCCCAGACCAGAACTCGCTTCTGGAGACGCACCCCATCGGCGCGGGTGAGTGTAGCCCCGCGCCGGTGATCGAGCATCGCCTCGTGCCGTGCCGAACGCTGGATAGCATCGCCCCTGGTGGGGCTGACTTCGTGAAGATCGACGTGGAGGGAGCCGAGGCCGACATTCTGTCGGCGTGCAGTCGAGAGGGGAACTGGTCTCGAACACTGTTCGTGGTCGAGTGCCACGACATGTTCGACTCCGTGAAGGCCGAGTTGACGTCGCTCGGCAAGTCCGTGCTGCGGGTGCCTCACCCGTCGCCCACGGCGCACCCTGGTCACTGTTGGGCAATCGGCACTCCGTGATTCTACTTTCGCAGTGGTACGAGCCCGCAAACGCCAGGCGTCGCGATGAACTGGCGTCCGCGAGGGGGCGGAACGAGTCGAGCGGCGTGTTCGAGAAGTGCGCGTACGTAGACGGCACGTCTCAGAACTGGACATACGGCGACTTCTTCTCGCTGGCCGCGTCGCGGTTCTCAGGCCGCGTCTGCGTGATCGCCAACACAGACATCGTCTTCGACGACACAGCGAGCCTGCTTCCGGACCTCTGCCATCGCGGGCGGCTCATTGCCCTGACTCGCTGGGAGTCCTATTCGTCGCCCCGCATGCTCGGGCACTTCGCCGGAGAGCGGTTCTTCTCGGGGTCGCAGGACGCCTGGGCGTTCGTCGGCGGCGAACTGACGTCTCTCGGCAAGGACGTGCCGCTGGGTCGCATCGGCTGCGACAACTGCATCGCCGGTGAAGCGTGTCTGGCGGGGTTCGAGGTCGTCAATCCGTCGCTCGACATCGTGTCGCTCCACATTCACGCCAGCGGGGATCGCGGTGAGCAGAGTCCCGTGTATGGCCGATACGGATACCCGGAACTCTGCTCGTCGTTTCCAAGCGGCCTCGTGCTGTGCCACGACTGGCGGCCCGGCTCCAGCATGAGTCTCGTGCAAGCATCCTTGGTTGAAACATGCCAACCGTAAATCTGACTAAGTTCGCAGACGAGATCAGACGACACGATCCGGACCTCATCCTGCCTCCCGATCTGGAGTTCGCCGATGAGTACTGGCGACGTGTGGAGATCGGCCGTCAGTGGGCCAAGCAACGGCGAGTCGCGCTCGTGGCGATCTGTCGCAATGCGATGCCGATCCTGCCTCGCACGCTATCGCTCGTGGAGAAGACAGGAGCGATGTTCGCCGACTGGCGGGCGTTCATCTTCGAGAACGACTCGACGGACGGCACGAAGGACGTCCTGAAGGCAGCGGCGGGAGGCAAACTCTCCGTGGCGACGACTGACAACGGTCGCCCGCACTTGAACTACACCAAGTCGTCTGATCGGACGATCGCCCTGGCTGAGTACAGGAACAACTGCCGACTCTGGTGCGAGTCACAATGCCGCGACTACGACTACGCCATCGTGTTTGATACGGACGCCTGGGGCGGCTGGAGCATCGACGGCGTCGCCAACACGATCGGACACCTCGAAGACGACGAGTACAGGAATGCTTCTGGTATGGGCTCGTACTCGTGGGCGATCTGGGGGCCTCCCGTGTGGCCGCAGCCGACCGAGTGCCAGTACGACGCCTGGGCGTGCCGGTGGACGTGGTGGCAGGAGCGGCAGAACATGCTCTGGTTCCATCTCTGGCATCCGCCCGTGGGTTCTCCCCCGGTGCGGATGAACTCGTGCTTCGGGCAACTGGGTGTGTACCGCATGGGGGACTACATCTCCGGCACGTACGCCGGTGGTGACTGCGAGCATGTCGCTCACTGGAAGTCCATGGGCGGCGACTGCTATCTCAACCCGTCGCAGCGGGTGGTTTCATTTTGGGTTCCGGAGGAAAGCGTGAAAGACGAAGCATGCCACGAGGGCCAAACGTAGCCGTCTGTACGGCGACGTTCTCGAAGATGTGGTTGGCAGGGACGCCGACCAGAGTGATTGCCGAGACTCTGAAAATCTCGGCAGATCGGTGCGACGCGACTCGTCGCCAGTTGGGCCTGCCGCGACGGGAGAGTTGGCACGGCTCCAAGGCAGGGCACCGCAAGGCCTACATTCCCTCCGAGGCGGAAATCCGGCAGAAGTGCCTGGAGTTCCAGGCCGGGTGGAGCGAAGAAGAGCGAGCCCGTCGCCGCGTGGGCTGGAGCCCCGACCCGAAGCCCGTCGAGATTCGGGTCATCCCTGAGTCGATCGTGCGGGCCAACTACTCGCACCTCGCCGAAGAGAACACCCCCGGCGGATATCTCGAAGAACTCACCGATCGTGGAACTTCGGGTGATTGAAGAACTCCGTGTAGCCTGAACTCTGGCTCTGACACACGGAGGTTTTTCAAGCCATGACTGAACCGAATTACGGCGCCGGTAACGTCTCGATCTGGGAAAAGATTCGCATCCTGCAAGAGTGGTCGCCAGTTGTTACCTACGTGCAGGCTTTTCTGGCCGAGCATGACCCGCACGCCAAGTCTCTGATCGTCGCCGACGCCTGCGAGTGGCTCGCTGTGAAGTCCAAGAACACCAAGGTCGACGACGAACTCGTCGATCACGTTACGGCGATCCTCAAGTCTCCGCAGGGCGAGGCTTTCCTGCGATGGATCGTCGCCACAGTTGACGGGGGAAATTGATGTTTGATGTCGAGTTTACTCTTCGCGCCGCTGCCGTCGTGGCGGCGGTTTTACTTGTGGCGTCCCCAAGCGTGGTGGGAGCAGTTCAAGCACTCCTGGCGTGGCGGCCGGTCTCGTTCAAGGTTCGGTCCTCCGGGCCTGAGCCGGAGACGACGGACGACGCCCATGTCGTGCTGGAGATTGCCCGTCGCCTCCAGAAGTCTGGCAACGTCGAGGGGGTGCGGCTGTGCAAGAGCCTCATCGACGTGCTACTCAAGCCGGAGAAGAAGCCATGAAGCGAGTACGGCTGATTGCGGCCCTTCTTCTGGCTGCGTACGGCGTGTTCGGCATCCCGTCACTGCCGAAACTCAGTGTTCCGAGCCTGTCGGCGTCGGTTGTCAGGGAGCCCAGCGAGGCCATGAAAAGCACCGTCAAGCCTGTCGTCCGCGCTGTCAGCAAGATGTCCCCGATCGACCGACTCTGGCTCCAGACTATCTATAGCAACGCGGCGAAGGTCGTGGCCGCCGACGGCATCGTCGAGCCCCAGGCGATCGTCTCGACCGAGGGCCTGCGGGCGATCCATGTGGCAATCCTCAAGTTCATCTGGCGAGGTATGGCCGAGAATCCGCCGGGCGAGTACGAGGGCCTGAGCGAGGCGATCGAGGGCGTAGTCGACGAGGTTCTCGGCGAAGACCAACGGTCGCTGACGCCTGAACTCCGGGCGAAGGCCGTCGAGGTCTTCGATGCGATTGCATGGGCTGGGCTTGGAAAGGATCAGTGATGCCTGCTCCGTGGCGGCCCCAGGGGTACGTGCCTGATCGCGCGGCGACAGACAGGTTCGTCTCGTCGCTGAAGTACCCCACCCTGGCGGAAGCCGGGCCGAAACTCAAGAACAACGACAATCAAGACGTCGTTCTCTACCCGGCGATTCTCAAGGTCGATCCGCTCTACAAGCGTGTGGCCCAGGCAATCGGTTCGTGCGTCGGCCATGGCTGGGCCGGATGCGGGGACGCACTGGCCTCGACGGAAATCGTCGTCCACGGCGAGGCCGAAGACTGGAAGGGCCGCATCCTCGAATCCTCGATTTACGGCGTGAGCCGGGTCGAAGCCAGAGGCAAGACCCGCGCGGGCACAGCCGACGGGTCGTTTGGCGCCGCAGCGGCGAAGGCCGTCATGCAGTGGGGCGTCCTGCACTACGGCGTGGACTACGGCGGCACGGTCTTCAAGGACTACTCTGGCATTCGCGAGAAGCAGTGGGGCGACACTGGCATGCCTGACGAACTGGAGAAGTTCGCCAAGCAACGCCGGATCAAGACCACGACCCTCGTCACAGATTTTGACTCGTATTGCAAAGCCATATCCAGCGGGTTCCCGGTCGCCATTTGTTCGGGCCAGGGCTTCACGATGTCCCGCTCGAAGGGAAAGACCGACGACGACATCGTCAATCGGGGCTTCGCCACACCTCGCGGCGAGTGGCTTCATTGCATGGCCGGGATCGGTAAGCGTGGCGGCAAGCGGCCGGGAGGGCTGATCTGGAACTCATGGGGAAGCAAGGCCCACACCGGGCCGCACTACTCTGGGATTCCTGACCGTCCTGACGACATACCCGCCGAGTTTCGAGGCTCGACGTTCTGGGTCGACGCTGAAGTCTTGGACAAGATGCTCAAGTCTTGGCAAGACTCGTTCGCCCTCTCGTCCTACGACGGCTTCCCGCCCCGGAAACTCCCCTCGTGGACGGGAGGCATCCTGTGACAAAGAAGGCCCTGCTTGCCGTGCTTGTGCTGGCCGGGTGCCAGCCTGAGCCAAGACTCACGCCGCAGCAGATCGAACTGCTCGGCGAGTGCTTCTCCTGCGCGGCCTACGAGGTCATCAAGGCCGAGTCCCTCACTCCGGCCCCGCAGCCGCCGCAGAAGTGCTGCGGGAAGTGCAAGGGCGGGCTCGTGAAGTCCGGAGACGGCCTGGCGTGGGTGTCGTGCCCGTGCGACGACTCCTGCCCGTGCAAGACGAACTCCCTCATTCCCCCCAAGACCCTGCCGTGAACCAGCAAGAACTCCGCGATCAACTGTGGCGGGAACTGCCGGTCCTGCGGCGAAACATCATCGGCCGCGAGAAGGTCGACGACATAATCACGATCGCCATCGAGCAGTGCCCGCTGGAGTTCTTCCAGCATATCTCGCAGGGCTCGAACGAGCAGGACGTGGCCCTGGCGGCCTGGGGGCAGTCCGTGAAGCGTGGCTACGGCGAAGAGGCCCAGTTCGGCCCGCTGTTCTGGATTCTGGTGAGCCCCTTGATTCAGTACTTGCTCAAGCGGCTCTTGGAGTGGTGGTTCGAGTCGCGGGCCAATCGCGTGAAGATGGCCGGATGGAGGAGGGAGTTGACGAAATGACCGATGCGACCAAGCAGACGATCGTCGACACGGCGATCAAAGTGGCCGGAGACTTCGGCGTCCCCGTAGTCATCCTGGCGGCGTTCATCTGGATGGCCCGCGAGGCGGCCACGACGCTTCATGGCACCGTCGTCGTGCCCATCGTGGCGTCGCACACGGAGTTCCTCGAATCGACTCGGGACACGCTGCACGAGATCGGAAGAACCCAGGCCCAGCAGGCCGAGACGCTCAAAGAAATGGCTATTTCGCAGATCGAGATCAAGCAGGCCGTACTTCGGTCTGGGACGAAGCCAACTTTAGGCAATGACTGAAGTTTGGATACAGTAAATGTGCCACGAGTTGGGCATGACCCACGCAAGGAGGTGACAAGTGGAACAGAAGATTCGCAGGAAGTACAAGACTTTCCCTATCGCGCTCTCGACCTCAACGGCGGCAGCGACGACGATCCGGTGGGACGATGTGGCCGGTGGCTGCATTGAGTTAGGAGCCGGGACGGCCGCGACATCGCTGCAAGTCTGGGCAAGCGACACTGACAGCGGGACGTTCGGCCGTCTATACGACTCGACTGGCGCTGCGGCCGACATCAAGTTGGCTCAGTCGTCGACCGAGGCCCGCGTCTACTCGCTCCCAGATGCCTGCTACGGAGCCGGGGCGATCAAGATCGTGGCTGGTCAAGAAGCAGCCACGGCGATCACCGCCAGCGTGATGCTCAAGACTTGACGTCGGCGAGGAATTGCAGCATGCCCAGGTACTTCCGCGCGACTCCCGAAGTCTACGCCACGATCTGTGCGCAACTGGACGCGGCATACGGTTACCCGCGACCCGAGACGCTGACTGATCGCACGCTTCCGGAGGCTGGCTCGCTGCCTGTTGACGAGATCGGCCGGGTGTATCTCGCCGTGTCGGCGGCTTACTGCGACTACGTCTTGCCGTCGCAACTGCTGCCAGAATTGCTCCTCACTGGCGCGGTGGAGGAGATCACCGCAGAAGACTATGCCGCCTTTCTTCCTGGGGATATTGAATGATGGCGATGTCGCCCATCATCATGCGTCCGCTCGCTCGCAGTCCGCTGCCGAAGCGGATTGGCGGCCTGGGGCTGTGGCTTGACGCAAACAACGGAGCGAGTTTGACGCTCAACGGAGACGGCGTAAGTGAGTGGCGAGACCTCTCCGGTCGCGGGCGGCATTTTGTCCAGGCTACTGCCGCAAGCCAGCCAAATGCCGTGAGCCGCACCTACAACGGGCTGCGAGTGATTGACTTCGATGGTACTCAGTTTTTGGAGGGCAACTCGGCGACGCTGAATCTCGCCCGCAACGTGCCGGGGCTCACGATCCTGATGGTCGCCAAGGCGGACTCGTACGGAGGTGCCGAAGTCCACCGGTTTTACAACTGGAAGTGCGGCGGCAACGACTTGTCGCGGGCCTCGCTGTTTGTTCAGGGGTTCGCATCGTCGGCTGAAATCTGGCTCCGCAGCCGCCGGCTCGACAGCGAGACGTTTTACGACGCCGAGTATGAAGCAGGCCTCGACGCGATCAACGCCAGCGTGTACACAGGCGTGATCAACTTCCAGGCTGCGGAGAGCCACCTGTATGTCGGCGGCTCACTGGTGGCGAGCAACCTGACCATGGGCACGCCCGGCCTTTCGTCCGACACCGACAGCCAGGACGCCTCGCTGGGCGCAAGGCTTGCCGACGGCGCGAGCGCGTGGGTGCAGCACCTCGACGGCTTTATTGCGGAGATGCTCGTCTACCAGCGAGTGCTGTCAGACCTAGAGCGGTCGCGTCTGGAGCAGTACTTGATCGACAAGTGGAATCCGCAGCCTGAGCCATTCTCTCCCGGCTCCCTCCCCGGCCTCGTCGGATGGTATGACTTCTCGGACGCATCGACACTGACGGTTGTCGATGGCGAGATCACGGCTGTCGCGAACAAAGGAACCGGAGAGCCGACAGCGACGGCGTTTGAGGCCCTGGAGCCAGCATTCGTCGCCTCCGCACAGAACGGCCGCAGTGCCGCCCGGTTTCCCCAAAACGACGTTGGCATCGCCACCGGCCTGTCGGTGGAGGTTCCGTACACAATCTTCCTTGCCGCTCGCCAGGGAGACGACGGCGATATTCGCCTGCTGTCCAGCGAAACCGATCCCAATCTCATTTCGATTCGCAGAACAAACGACAACGTCGTTTACCTAAACGGCCAGTCAATCACGGACGATAAGTTTAGTGCCTCGCACTGGCCGACCTGCGTGACGCTGGAGGTTAGTTCTTTAGAGGCCATGGTGCGATACAACGGCACGGATATCGCATCAACTGCTACTGTGGGCGACTGGGGCGACCTCCTCATCGGCAACGGGAACGACTACGAGTCGGGAAACGGCGACATATACGAGGTGCTGGTCTACGAGGGCATCCTCGCGCAACGCGAGAGGGTCGAGCAGTATCTGATGCAGAAGTGGGACATCCGACCGGTGCCGTCTCCGAAGATCACGGCTACCACCAGCCTGCCCTTCGCGTCCGCGTGGGCTTCCATCGACACGGACACAGAGTGGTATGCCGTCAAGGTTGGCGACGAATCGCCGGTCTTGTTTTCTGCCGGGCAAGAGGCATGGAACGAGACGGCCGCAGGGAGCCAGCAGCAGTCCTCGCAGCAACTGGTCGCCAGCGATAGGGGGGCCGCTCGGCTAGATCACTCGCACGCCAAGTTCGGGAACACAAGCCTGCTGCTCGCAGGGGGGCACCTACAATTGCAGGCGGGCGTCATCGACCTGTCGGCAGGAGATTGGACGATAGAGTGCTGGTTTCGGCCAGAGACTGAAGACCAGCCCGCAATGTGGCCGTCTGTCGTTAGTTTCGGGGACGGCTGGGTGCCAGGCGCGTGGTCGCTGCGGTACGATGATGACTCTGGGGCAGCGGGCGCATTCTCGGTGGTGGCCCATGACGAGGGCGCTCATTTGACGGCTGGCACCCCGTCGCCGTCTGGGCAGTGGCACCATGTCGCAGTAGTGCGAGACGGTGACGATGACAGGCTGTATGTCAACGGAGTGCTGGAGGCCACGCATACCCGAAACTTCACTGGGGAGCCAGGGGACTACATCTTACGCATCGGCGGCGGCTGGGACGGCGATAGCGCCGACTTGCTCGGCCACATCGACGGACTTCGTATTGTCTCGGGCAGTGCCATCTACACCGGACCTTCATTCACCGTTCCGGCGGCAGCGCCGACGGCGATCAGTGGCACAGTGCTGTTGATGAACTTCGACGCGCCCGCCACTCCATCGCCCCGCGTGATTGAGATTTATCCGTGCGACGCCGAAGGCAACGCGGTCGGTCAGTTCACGGGAGTCGCGCTGTCTGGCAACGCGATCACGTCGCTGCGTGCGGAGGGCGTGTCCCTCGCGGCTACGGAGCCGGGCTACGTCTACCAATCCGGCTACGGCTCAGTGTACTCCTCCGGCTCGGCAGCGGAGTGCGACCTGACTGGAAATCTACTGTCGGCGCAGGGGCTAAACACAGTGTACACGGACCTGCTGGGTGGATCGGGGTCGCTGTTCGTCACTGGCAATCCCGGCATCGACGCCGACGATCCGACGATTGCGACGGCGAAGGGGTATACGGTCTTTGGGTCGGAGGCGCCGTGACCTACTTCAGCACTCCACGCCACCGAGTGGCGATCAACGCAAAGGTCGGCTCGTCCTCGCTGGCGAGGGCCATTATCAAGCAGTTCTATCCAAAGCAGAATAGGCTGATCCGCACGGCCGCGTTTCCGCCCGGCGTGGACGAGACGAAGCGGCAATGGCACCGAATGTGTCCTCGCACGGGGAAGACTCGCAAGCCGGTGCTGCTCCTGGTGCGTGACCCGTTGTCGCGTTTTCTCTCGGCCATGCAACAGGTCGGACTCAAAAGCAAGGACGTTGAGGCGGCAATAGACTCGCTGGAAAACGACACAGCAGTGCCGTCGTTGCGCAACCGAAAGAGGCGGCGGCGGCCAAGCCGGAAGGATCGGCGTATCGGCCGCCTGCGAGACGACGTGCATTTCGCCCACCAGCACACGCTCGCCAACGGGCCGACCAAGTGCTACCGATTCCCTGACCACTTAGAGCAGGCGGCTGCGGAGATTGGGCTGACGGGCAGGCTGCCAAGGGCCAACGAGGCCAAGAGAGAGAAGCCGACGCTGACTCCCGAGCAGGAGGCAAGAGTTCGCGCGTACTACGCGGCCGATCAGTCTCTGTTTGCGTCGATCACGCAGGCGGGGCATGTGTACACGCCGGCGCTGCCGGTGGAGCCAGCCGAAGCCTAAAACCAGGCGGCAACTTTAGTCCTGCTCGCCTGCACTGGTAGCCTGGAGCCATGGCTACTTTCAAGCAACTTCCGGCAGTGATGAACCTCGCGTTCAAGGCCGGTGACGCCGTGTCGCCGACGGTCGACTTCGACACGTCCCTGACAGGCCTGACAGTCTCGGCCCAGGTGTACTCGCTGGTTGACCGGAGAAAGATTTACGACATTCCGGTTGTGGTCTCGAACGCCACGAGCGGCGTGGTCACGATGTCAATTTCTTCTTCGCTCACGACGCAGACTCCTGCTGGCTCGTACGGTTGGCAGATGCAGTGGAGCAGCCCACTGCGAACTGTCATGGCTGGCACGGTCGATGTGATTGGGTAGCAAATGCCAGTCTTCGTCTCGCCCGGCCAGATTTCCGCTTCCGTCTCCGGCAACTCGATCACGGCGAGCGTGTCTGGCGGCAGCGGCGTGGCTGTGTCCCAGTCCGCAAGCCAGCCCGTGTCGTTTCCGCAGGGAATCCAGACGCCAGCCCCCGTCCAGAGCGTCAACGGCCAGATCGGCAACGTCGTCATTCCTGTGGCAACCTGGGTGCCTCATAAGCCACCAGGCGTCGCCTGGCTGTCAAGCGTGCTGGACTCTGGCTCGTTCTCTCTTTCGGCTCGCTCGTCGACAGGGTATGCGGCCGTGCAGTGGTGGGACGGATCGGTGCAGGCGTACGGCGCGGGATCGCCAGGGCAATACATCGCTGCTTCAAAGGCTGTCCTAGCGTCGGGCTATTGGGCCAAGTCGACCATCAAGCAAGTATTCGTCTGGTCTTGTGCATCTGCCGCGAACGCATCGCAGTCTGGCTCACTTACGGGGCTCTCCTGCTCTTCAAAGAAAGTCTTTGCTCTCTCGATCGACGGCTGCTCGTCGCTGCTCGAAGTCTCGTGTGACTCGAATCAACTCACGAGCCTGAACCTCACTGGCTGCACGGCACTCCAGACGATCTCGTGCCACCTAAATAGCCTGACGAGCCTCGACGTCAGCGACGCCACGCCCCTCACGAGCCTGTACTGCCAGGGCAACTCCCTGCGAGGCCTGGACGTGACGAGAAACACAGCCCTGCAAGTCCTGTCATGCAGCACAAATCTCCTCGCGGCCCTTGACCTCTCGCAGAACTCGGCCCTGGTTGGCCTGTACTGCTTTGGCAACCAACTAACAACGCTAGACATTCGCAACAAGCCTGCCCTGCGAGACGTGATCGCATCGAGCAACTCCATTTCGCTCGTGCGGGCAGCGGGAGTCGCCGCGTCTGGCGTGGCGGGCATGAACGTCGCGTCAAATCAACTCAACGCCGCGTCTCTGAACTCGCTATACACCGACCTCGCGTCAGTCCAGTCAGGCGTGATCTATGTCTCGGGCAACCCCGGCGTGGCTGGAGACAATCCGGCGATCGCCACCGCGAAGGGATACACGGTCAATGGCTGACTTCTATCGCACCGTGGGCAAGCACAGCGTCCTGACGTCAGTGCCGGAACTGGCCGGGCAACTCGGGAACAATTTAGAGCCGAGCCCAAGCGGCCTGCCGGTGGCTGTATTCGGCGAGGGGCACCGAGACCTGGGCTCGCTGGCCGTGGGCACGGCTGTCTTTTGGTGGCCCAACCACGCCCAGGAACTGTCTTCGCTGCTGGGCCTAGACTTGCAGCCCTCAAGTCTTCCGCAAGTCCCTGGCGTCCTGCCTGGATTCATCGTCGACGAGGCTGACTTTGCAGTGCCCCAGACCATCACGGCCACGCAGATTCGCCTCTGGCTTTTCAGAAATGGCGTGAGCCTGGAGGCTGTCCAGAGTGCGATCGACGCCATCCCAGACGAGGCGGCTCGCGGCGAGACTCGCATCCAGTGGGAGTATGCGCCCTACGTAGAGCGGAGCCATCCATTCATCAACGCCCTCGGCCAGAGTCTTGGGCTGACCAGCGAGCAGATCGACCAGGCGTTCGTCGAGGCTGCTCGACTGTAGGCGAAAATCTCGTTGCGTGCGATTTTGCGACCGCTACGATCGGGTCGCATGAGCAACTGGATTCCCACCGGCGAGCGACTTCCAGTCGAGACTGGCTGGGTGCTGGTCACCGTCGAGACTGACGGGCGTCGCGAAGTTGGCATCGCCAGGGCGATCAACAAGCAGATCGGCCTCGACTCGCCAGACATGGCCCCGCGTGTCACGCACTGGATGCCGCTGCCGGAGCCCGCGAAAAACTGCGTGGCTGGATTGGTCTTGTGCGTCGCCGTGCTGGTCGGGTGCGCCGCGCCGAATCCCGCAGCCTTCAAGTCCTACACCGTGACGGTCACGAGGCCGGATGGCGTTGTCCACCGGACTCTGCAAATCCAAAGCACAGAACATCCAAGAGTCGAGTCGTTCGACGACGAAGGCGGGTGCCTGCGGGTGCTGTACTGGAATGGTTCCTTCGATCGCTACAGCACGCAGCCATTTCCGTCGGGGTGGCTCGTCGAGGTCGAGCCGAACGCGGAGGCGAGCAGATGAGCGACGACACCTCGTGGATGGACGGGCCTGTGCTGGTCGATCCTCCGAGCGGCTGGAGGTGGGGATTCCCAAAACTCTGGGATCGCAAGACGCCGTGCCGGGAGTGGCTGGTCGCCAATGGGTATCCAGAGCATCTGGCGAATCAAGACTTGCCGTGCCGGTTCATTCAGCCGGAGCGAGAGGATTGAATGCACGTCATCGACAAAGCAGCCTATGAAGGCGACATCGTCTCTCGGCTCAGGAACTGGCGAGGGCTGCACCTCGCTCACAGCGGGGAGTTGTTCGAGGAGGCGGCCGACGAAATTGAAAAGATTCGCGCCTACAGAGACGAAGCCGAGGATGCGGCGTCGATAGCGAACCTGGCGGCACTCAGCCTGCGGCTGACCGACGATGAGTGGGGGGCGATTGCATACTATGTCGGCACTGGCGGGCCTCGTGGTGTAGACGCCACGCTCCGCTCACTGCTGGAGCGAACGAAATGAGCCTGGACAAGGCTATCGAACACGGCAAGGAGAAACGGAAGGGCTATCACAAATCCGCCGCCGTTGACCGCACATGCCGACCCGGAGGCACATGCCCGTATTGCTCTAGGGGCAGGCGGCACAAGAACAAAAAGCGAGCGGCAGCGGCGAAGGACAAGGAGAGTGACTGTGGCTGAAGAACAGAATCCGGTGGCGTGGGCGGCGGTCGCCAAGAATGACGCCGCCGACTGGCTGCGGCACGCGATCGCCGCCGACCGCATCAGGATCGCGCAACTGGAGTCAGAGATCGAGCGCCTGCGGCTCACCTTCGAGGAGCGGCAGGCGATGATGCGCGCGATGTATCGGGTTGTTGGCGCCGACTCCGAAATACTCTGGTCGCTGCTGGAGCGGACGAGGTGAGAACGACAAGGATCAGGAGCGGCGAGACATGAACACTGACAACACGCAGGACGGTGCCGAGCCGTCTCCTGCATCCGCTGGTTCTGCCACGCTCACTGTGGACGACGTTGCGTTGCTCTACGACGAATGGAAGCGGCGATACTGCGGCCCGCGAGACATGGTGATTCTGGTG